TTAATAAAAATCAATATTCTTTATTTTGATAGAATGCTTAGTTTTCCCTCTTTTAACGTGAATGTACTCTATTTCAATAGATTTTATGGCCATCTTAATGAAGTCTGCTTTATCTTCTAAAGTAAAGGCATTCCATGAGTCTAAAAGAATATTTTTGAAATTTTTTATCTTACTGACATCTAATCGTTTTTTAGGAACTCTCTCTTTTTGTTTTTCGTATTCTGAAATCTTTTCGTCAGTTTCTTTTATTAATTCAAATAATTCTTCTTCTTGCATCATGCCGTTTGCGTATAATTTGTGATATCTTTTTCTTTGTTCCATAACTTTATTTATATCAATGGTTACAATTTTTTTATCTTCTTTTTCTTTTGTTTTGTATTTACTTAAATCTAACTTAGAAAGGTAATCGTAAAATACTTTTAAAGCTTCTTTTTCGGTAAATGAAAAAGCACCATTTTTATTAACTTTGCAATTATTACAATAATAATTTTTGTGTATAACATCTCCACGTTTAAGTTTTCTATAACTGGTATTCAAACATAATCTTCCATTGCAATTAGGGCAGATGAGTTTACCTCTAAAAACTGAAGTATGAGTTATTGTTTTCGCATTAACACGTTCATTCAAGCGTTCCTTTATTTCGTTATACATTTCATCTGTAATTATTGGTTCGTGAGAGTTTTCAATAAATATATCCCCCCAAAAATAGTGCCCTTTTGATAAAGGGCTCCTTAAAGCTCTTGTTATTGTCCTATCTTCCCACTGTATGCCGTTTGGTGGTGGTATATCAGATGCGTTTAACTTCCTTGCTATACCTTTAGCGCTATTTCCTTTTTTAACCTCTTCATAAGCCCACACAACTACATCTTTATATTTATTAGGAATATATTTATTATCTACACGATCATAGTAGAATGGGGGAGGTGTTAATATCATGCCTTTTCTAATCGCTGCTTGCTTGCCCATCATTGCCCTTTCCCTTATCGTTTCACGTTCCCACTCAGCCATAGCACCTACTAAAGTGACGAATAGGCGACCCATTGCCGTCGATGTATCATAAACTTCTGTGGCACTTCTGAAAGATACGTTTTCTCGCTCAAATATTTCTAATAAATCAAGTAAATCTTTTACATTACGCGTCAACCTGTCTAACTTATAGACTAATACTAAATCTATTTTTGATAAATTTTCCTTTAATCTATTAAGTTCAGGTCGGTCAGTTTTAGCACCAGAATAGCCAGCATCTACATAAACACCTTGTATAGTCCAGTCGTTTATGTCGCTGTATGCTCTTAATTTTCTTTCTTGTTCTTCAATAGAGTGTCCTTTTTCTTTTTGTTCAAGTGTACTTACTCTAGTATAAATTGCTACTTTCATGTGCTCCCTCCTCAAAATTGGCAAAAAATAATAAGGGTAGGCGGGCTACCCGAAATTTTATTGTTGAATCACTTCGCTATTTTGACGTTTAAAATTGTCAAAATCATTTTGTGCTTTCTTCCATGAATTATAGTCTTGTCCGTCTTGTACTGCCCATGAACCACCTATGCCGGCAGTATGGCCACCATTCTGACGTTTGTTTTCTTCTGTTGCTCTTTTAGCTTCTTGATAAGCGTTATAAGATGTGTCACTTGAAAACTCATCTTTCACTGGTGCATTGTTGTTTTTATTAGAAGTGGGATTATTTTGTGTTTGATTTTGTTTAGGTGCGTTATTAGTTTGTTGATGATCATTAACATTTGTGTTGTTATCGTTGTTTACTTGATTATTGTTATCGTTTTGATTAGCATTTTCTTTTTTCGCTTCTGCTTTGCCTTTAGTTTCTTTCTTTTTGTCTTTGTTCTCTTTCCTTGTTTCCGCTTTCTTGCTTTCCTCTTTCTTATCGCCGTCGTTGCTACCACATGCACCTAATACTAACGCGCTAGCTAAAATTAAATATAATAATCTTTTCATGTTTTACACTCCTTTATTTGCTATTTGTTTTAATAAATCTATGACTTCGTTGTTTTGCTCGATAATTCTATTATTTTGCTTTATTAGTTCGTCTCGTTGAGCTATAGAGACAAAGTTTTGTTTTAATTGCGTATCGTAGAATACGAATTTAGCTTGTTTATCTACGTTTGTTGTGAATGTACCTAAACCGTTGTAGACTTTCAATAGTGTAGGGTTAATATTTTGCTTTTGATATGCGTAAGTCGTAACGTCGGTAGCTTCTTTAATACCTTGTCCGTTTAAACTTTTAGCTGATTTTGATTCGTATTCTTCGTTAGTGTTTTTAAAATTTTCAGATTTATAAAGTTGGATATCAAGTTCTTTTCCTTCTTTAAAATCATTTAATATCTTTCTTTTTTCATCTGTTGTCATTTTTTTATACATGTCAATCTTTCTATTGCTTAACTTACTAAACATTTTTGTTTCTGTTAGAATTTCTTTAAAAGTTAATTTATCTCCTGCCATTTTCAATTTCTCCTTCATTTGGTTTATATTAAAATATTAGAAAGAACGATAATTACATTTTTGTCCTATTTGTTATTTTAGAATTCATAACTCTTTGACGCGATTCTTTAGCTTGTTTAACCATATTTTTAAATTCTTGACTTTCGATAAAAGCGTTAGCTTCTTCAATTTCCTCTTGTGTAAGTTTTTTTCTACCAGTGTTAATGTGTATATGCTCAATTTCTTCATATGATTCCATAATTTTTTTATTTCTCCTTTGCTTACTTTTTATATTAAAGCGCCACATAGACGCTATTAATCAAAAATTCGATAGTTATAAATAACTTTGCCTATCACTTCGATTTCATCAATAGAATCTAAATCGTAAGAATTAGTTTTAAATTCATCTGAATAGCTTACTGGGTCTAAATGTAGTTTTGTTTCAGTACGTCTCACACGCTTAACTGTATATTCACCACCTAGACGTAATACAAGGATGTCATTGCTGTTAAGTTTATGATCACAAGACTTTCTATAATCATGGACAATTATATAAGAACCGTTAGCGAGTATTTTATTCATGCTATCTCCGTTTATTTTTAGTGCTATACATTCGCTAGGTTTACGACCGTTAAAAGCAAATGGTGGAACTTTTAATTTTTCATTATCAATTGCAACTTCCTCGAAATTTCCAGCAGAAACTTTACCGAAATATGGAACCTCGATTTCGCTATCAAATTCTGGTAAAACAATTTCTTCAATTTCTCCTAATAGATAACCTTTAGAAACATTGAACAAACTTGAAATTTTTTCGACCATACCCATTCTAGGTTCAGTTCTTCCACTTTCCCACATTCTTATAGTACCTTCGGAAACATCTAATTTTCTAGCCATCTCAACTTTAGACAATCTATTGTTCAATCTGATTTCTTTTATGGAATTTTTGAAAGCCATTTTGTTTTCCTTCCTTATATATAATGTTTTTTACACTTTTATTATACTATGAAAAATCGTAATTGCAACCCTTAAAATACGATTTACGAAAATAAAAATACGTAAATTTCTAAAATAATTACGAAAAACACTTGAAGTCGTATTTAAATTACGATATACTTTAGTCAGAACTTAACAAGGAGGTTAAAAAATGAGCTACATCAAACAAAGTCTGAAATTAGATGAATGGCGAAAACGAAAAGGTTATACCCAGTCGTCTTTTGCTGAAAAACTTGGCATTTCACCATCTACTTATAACATTTGGGAAAATAACCCAGAAATGATTAAACCTAGAGATGCTTTTAGAATTGCCAAAACATTAAATATCTCTATTGATGAGATTATTTTTTTAAAAGATGAATCGTATTTTAAATACGTTTTAGTCGAAGGGAAACAAATGTCTTAAAAGGAGGAATGAATAATGCAAGCATTACAAACATTTAATTTTGAAGAATTACCAGTAAGGACATTAGAGGTTGACGGAGAACCATATTTTATAGGAAAAGATGTTGCTGACATTTTAGGATATGCAAACGGACGAGATGCTTTGTCAAAACATGTTGATGAAGAAGATAAGCTGACGTCGCAAATCGCGACGGCAGGTCAAAACAGAAATGTAACGATCATCAACGAATCAGGGTTATACAGTTTAATCTTTTCTAGCAAATTAGAAAATGCGAAGCGGTTCAAACGTTGGGTAACTTCGGAAGTTTTGCCAACATTAAGAAGAACAGGAACATACCAAACAAAACCGCTAACTACATCGGAACAAATTCAATTAATCGCACAAGGAAACACAGAATTAGATGAACGAGTTACTAAAATTGAAGAAACATATCCAATCATGCACGGAGAAGCAAAACATATTCAAAAGTTAGTAGCTCAAAAAGTTGCGGAGATTGTTAGAAACAAATTCAACGGATACTACGACCAAGTATCAAGAAAGTTGTTCGCAGAAATATATAAAAGTATTAAAAATATTTTCGACGTACCGAGTTACAACTGTATACCTCGAGGACGTTATCAAGAAGCAATTAAGTTTGTACAAAGATGGCAACCGTCATACGAAACAACGTACCAGTTAGAAATGAAATTAACGGAATAGGGGAGGTCAACAAAATGCCACCGCACATTCAACAAATGCTATTCGACTTTGCATTAGAGAGAGGATATATAGACATGATTATAAAAATGAAAGAAGAGGAGAATGCCAAATGAGTAACATTTATAAAAGCTACCTAGTAGCAATACTATGCTTCACAGTCTTAGCAATTGTGCTTATGCCATTGCTGTACTTCACTACAGCATGGTCAATCGCGGGATTCGCAAGTATAGCGACATTCATATTTTATAAGGAATACTTTTATGACAACAAAGGAGAATGAAAAGATGTCAGATAAAGACTTGATGGAAAAAGTTGACAAGAGAAGGAAAGAAAAAGATTTAACGGTGAGAGAAATAGGATATTTGCTAGGTTTCTCTGATACTTATTTTATTAAGTTAAGAAATGGTTCAAGAAGAATTACCGATCGGAAGAGAGATAGAATTAATCGTTATTTAAACGGTGAATACGACAATGTAAAAATTCCTAAATATTCAAGAGATTCTGAACAAGTAGCATATGACAAGGGATATAAACAAGCTTTAAAAGATTTAGAAGAATTTGTAAATAATAAAAAAACTGCTACTTGCGACAACAAGTAACAGTGACAAACACTTAAGAAAAAATTCATGTTCAATATAAAACGAAACAAGGAGGAAGTCAAGATGTATTACGAAATAGGCAATATTATACGCAAAAATATTCATGTTAACGGATTCGATTTTAAGCTATTAATTTTAAAAGGTCATATGGGCATATCAATACAAGTTAAAGATATGAACAACATACCAATTAAACATGCTTATGTCGTAGATGAGAATGACTTAGATATGGCATCAGACTTATTCAACCAAGCAATAGATGAATGGATTGAAGAGAACACAGACGAACAGGACAGACTAATTAACTTAGTCATGAGATGGTAGGAGGTCGCTATGAAGCAGACTGTAACTTATATCATTCGTCATAGGGATATGCCAATTTATATAACTAACAAACCAACCGATAACAATTCAGATATTAGTTACTCCACAAATAGAAATAGAGCTAGGGAGTTTAACGGTATGGAAGAAGCGAGTATCAATATGGATTATCACAAAGCAATCAAGAAAACAGTGACAGAAACTATTGAGTACGAGGAGGTAGAACATGACTGAACAAACTAATCAAGATGTCGATATTTTAACGCAACTAGGTGTAAAAGACATCAGCAAACAAAATGCAAACAAGTTTTATAAATTTGCGATATACGGCAAGTTCGGTACTGGTAAAACTACGTTTTTAACAAAAGATAACAATGCCTTAGTACTAGATATAAATGAGGACGGAACAACGGTAACAGAAGATGGGGCAGTTGTGCAGATTAAGAATTATAAGCATTTTAGTGCAGTGATTAAAATGCTGCCTAAAATTATTGAACAACTAAGAGAAAACGGAAAACAAATTGATGTTTTAGTGATTGAAACAATCCAAAAGTTACGTGATATCACTATGGACGACATCATGGACGGTAAATCAAAGAAACCGACATTTAATGATTGGGGCGAGTGTGCTACACGCATTGTAAGTATTTATCGTTATATTTCTAAATTACAAGAACATTATCAATTTCATCTTGCTATAAGCGGACACGAGGGCATTAACAAAGACAAAGATGATGAGGGAAGTACTATCAATCCAACAATCACGATAGAGGCACAAGACCAAATAAAAAAAGCAGTCATCAGTCAATCTGACGTGTTAGCAAGAATGACAATAGAAGAACATGAGCAAGACGGCGAAAAAACTTATCAATATGTACTTAACGCTGAACCATCAAATTTATTCGAGACAAAGATAAGACACTCAAGCAACATCAAAATTAACAACAAACGTTTCATTAATCCAAGTATTAACGATGTTGTACAAGCAATTAGAAATGGTAATTAAAAATTAATTAAAAGGACGGTATAAAAATTATGAAAATCACTGGTAGAACACAATACATTCAAGAAACTAATCAAGAGGCATTCATGAAAGGTGGGGACTTTTTAGGAGCTGGAGAATTTACAGTAAAAGTTGCAAATGTCGAGTTTAACGACAGAGAAAACAGATACTTCACGATTGTTTTTGAAAACAACGAAGGTAAACAATACAAACACAACCAATTCGTCCCACCATTCCAACAAGATTATCAAGAAAAACAATATATCGAGTTACTTAGTAGATTAGGAATTAAATTGAACTTACCAGATTTAACTTTTGACACAGATCAATTAATTAACAAAATCGGAACTATTGTACTTAAAAATAAATTTAACGAGGAACAAGGCAAGTATTTTGTAAGACTCTCATATGTAAAAGTTTGGAATAAAGACGATGAAGTAGTTAATAAACCAGAACCTAAAACTGATGAGATGAAACAAAAAGAACAGCAAGCAAATGGGAAACAGACGCCAATGAGTCAACAATCAAACCCATTCGCTAATGCTAATGGTCCAATAGAAATCAATGATGATGATTTACCGTTCTAGGACGTGGTTTAAATGCAATACATTACAAGATACCAGAAAGACAATGACGGTACTTATTCCGTCGTTGCTACTGGTGTTGAACTTGAACAAAGTCACATTGACTTACTAGAAAACGGATATCCACTAAAAGCAGAAGTAGAGGTTCCGGACAATAAAAAACTATCTATAGAACAACGCAAAAAAATATTCGCAATGTGTAGAGATATAGAACTTCACTGGGGCGAACCAGTAGAATCAACTAGAAAATTATTACAAACAGAATTGGAAATTATGAAAGGTTATGAAGAAATCAGTCTGCGCGACTGTTCTATGAAAGTTGCAAGGGAGTTAATAGAACTGATTATAGCGTTTATGTTTCATCATCAAATACCTATGAGTGTAGAAACGAGTAAGTTGTTAAGCGAAGATAAAGCGTTATTATATTGGGCTACAATCAACCGCAACTGTGTAATATGCGGAAAGCCTCACGCAGACCTAGCACATTACGAAGCAGTAGGTAGAGGCATGAACAGAAACAAGATGAATCACTACGACAAACATGTATTAGCGTTATGTCGCGAACATCACAACGAGCAACATGCGATTGGCGTTAAGTCGTTTGATGATAAATATCACTTGCATGACTCGTGGATAAAAGTTGATGAGAGGCTCAACAAAATGCTGAAAGGAGGAGAATAATGGTTAAATCGATATTTTTACAAGATGGAGAAGAAATTCTTGTTGATGATGAAGATTATGAAAGAGTGAATCAACATATTTGGGGGAAGGCGTTTTATGGTAATCATAGAGCGATTATGAATAGTAATAGTGAACATTTACCTAATTTCATTCTAAAAAAAAGTTTTCAAAAAATAAAAAACAATGATTTTACAAGAAAAAATCTAACAACCGAAGGTAATAAAGCAAGATGGAGCAAAGCAAATTCTAACAATTCATCTAAATATAAAGGTGTTTCTTGGAGTAAACAGAAAAACAGATGGTATGCATGCATATCTGTTGACAAAAAAACGAAAGGTTTAGGTTTCTATATTGATGAAGATCAAGCGGCAAAGGCATACAATAAAGCTGTTTATGATTATTGGAGTGGAGTTGGTTACGTAAACATAATTGGTAAAGATAATAGGGTAAAAAAAAGAAACTATAAAACGAATAAAAAAACAAAAAAAAGAAGAACTAATAGCAAAAATTTAAGAGGAATAATTAGAATAAAAAATAGATATTGTGCGAAAATCGTTTATTCTGGCAAACAAATATACTCAGTTAGATATGACGATTTAAACAAAGCGAGATTAGTCTATAACAAATGTTCGTTATATCTACACGGTCCTGACGCAATCCTTAATGACGTACCTATGACAGATGAACTTAAAGAATTCATATCTAACTGGGAAATACCGGACAAAATAAAAGCACTGAAAGAAGGTGCTGAGAATGACTGAACAACCAAGTTACTACTCAATAATAACGGCAAATGTCAGATACGATAATCGACTTACTGATAGTGAAAAACTACTTTTTGCAGAAATAACGTCTTTAAGTAACAAGTACGGATACTGCACAGCAAGTAATGGTTACTTTGCAACTTTATACAACGTTGTTAAGGAAACTATATCTCGTAGAATTTCGAACCTTACCAAGTTTGGTTATCTAAAAATCGAAATTATCAAAGAAGGTAATGAAGTTAAACAAAGGAAGATGTACCCCTTGACGCAAACGTCAATACCTATTGACGCAAAAATCAATACCCCTATTGATAATTCTGTCAATACCCCTATTGACGCAAATGTCAAAGAGAATAATACAAGTATTAATATTACAAGATTAAATAATACAAGTATTAATAATAATAGCGCAACTGACGTTACGCATGAGCAATTTGAAGAATGGTGGAAACTTTACGACAAGAAGAAAGATAAGAAGATATCTTTCACTAAATTCAAATCATGCTTAAAGAAACATTCTTTTGAACAAATCATGCAAGGTACTAGAGAGTATTTAAAAACTATTACAGACAAACAATATCAAAAGTACCCTAAAACGTTCTTAACTAACGAAAGCTATATGAATGATTATAGCGAAGAGATTAAAGCAGAAGTAAATAACCAATATGTCGATGCGTTCCAGCGTGCATCGCAATCAAGTATAGAAAATTTACCGTTTTAAAGGAGTGAGAAAGTGGAGTCATTCCAGAACTTAGCAAAGAAACCAACTTTGAAGAAGCAAATCATTGAACAAGCGTTTGATTTGAAATGCGAGAACTGTGGACGTAAGTACGACTATTACAAATTTGATGACGGTTCAGAATTCAAACATGGTTGTGACTGCGAAATGATAGAGTTCGCCAAACAATCAACTGAAAACTATCACAAGAGAAATAGACGTAGAAAAGCAGAACGCATATTTAAACAATCGATAATGAACGAAGATCTAACGAAAGCAACGTTTGATAATTACAATCCAACTAATAGCCAACTAGAGTATGCAAAAAACTTATGTGAACGTTACGCAAACAATTTCACGTTAGATAATAAACAATCGCTACTAATCCAAGGCTCATTTGGTACAGGTAAATCACACTTATCAATGAGTATTGTTAAATCAGTTAAAGCTAAAGGCTACACAGTACTATATATGAACGTACCTCAATTGATATCAACAATTAAAAACACTTATAACAACCAAACTGCTATGACCGAACAGGAATTGGCTCAAATTATAAGCGATGTCGATTTGATGGTATTCGATGATTATGGTATCAACATGAACGAATTCGCTACTAGTAAGATGTTCGAGCTTATCGAAAGTAGAATAGGCAAACACAATATCTTTACTACTAACTTGGACGAAAAAGAAATGACAAAAAACAAAGACTTACAACGTATATTCAGCAGAATCATGAGTAATACAACACTAATCAAGATGGACGGTCAAGATTACAGGACTAGAGGTTTAAAACTATGATTACCAAAGAATTTTTAAAAACTAAACTTGAGTGTTCAGATATGTACGCTCAGAAACTCATAGACGAGGCACAAGGCAATGAAAATAAGTTATATGACCTATTTATCCGAAAACTTGCAGAACGTCATACACGCCCCGCTATCGTCGAATATTAAGGAGTGTTAAAAATGCCGAAAGAAAAATATTACTTATACCGAGAAGATGGCACAGAAGATATTAAGGTCATCAAGTATAAAGAGAATGAGAATGAAGTTTATTCGCTCACAGGAGCCCATTTCAGCGACGAAAAGAAAATTATGACTGATAGTGACCTAAAACGATTTAAAGGCGCTCACGGACTTCTATATGAGCAAGAGCTAGGTTTACAAGCAACGATATTTGATATTTAGAGGTGGCACAATGAGTAAATACAATGCTAAGAAAGTTGAGTACAAAGGAATTGTATTTGATAGCAAAGTAGAGTGTGAATATTACCAATATTTAGAAAGTAATATGAATGGTACTAACTATGACCATATAGAAATACAACCGAAATTCGAACTACAACCTAAATTTGGGAAACAAAGACCGATTACGTATATAGCTGATTTCTCTTTGTGGAAGGATGGCAAACTGGTTGAAGTTGTAGACGTTAAAGGTAAGGCGACTGAAGTTGCCAACATCAAAGCGAAGATATTCAGATATCAGTATAGAGATGTGAATTTAACGTGGATATGTAAAGCGCCTAAATACACAGGTCAAGAATGGATAGCATATGAAGACTTAGTGAAAGTCAGACGTAAAAGAAAAAGAGAAATGAAGTGATTTAATGCAACAACAAGCATATATAAACGCAACGATTGATATAAGGATATCTACAGAAGTTGAATATCAGCATTTTGATGATGTGGATGATGAAAAAGAAACGCTGGCAGATTACTTATATAACAATCCTGACGAAATACTAGAGTATGACAATTTAAAAATTAGAAATGTAAATGTAGAGGTGGAATAAATGGTGAAAACAGCAAGAATTGTAAGGATACACGATAAACCTTATAGGTTCAGTAAATTTGAAATGGAATTAATAGAAAGTCACGGTATAACCGCTGGAATGGTTTCTAAAAGAGTAAAAGATGGTTGGGAACTACATGAAGCAATGGACGCACCAGAAGGCATGCGTTTAAGCGAGTACAGAGAAAAGAAAACAATAGAAAGACTGGAACAAGCTAGACTCGAACGTAAATTGGAAAGACAGCGAAAGAAAGAGGCAGAGCTAAGAAGAAAGAAGCCACATTTATTTAATGTGCCTCAAAAACATTCACGTGATCCGTACTGGTTTGATACTACTTATAACCAAATGTTTAAGAAATGGCAGGAAGCATAATGAGCATAATCAGTAACAGAAAAGTAGATATGAATAAAACGCAAGACAATGTTAAGCAACCGGCGCATTACACATACGGCAACATTGAAATTATAGATTTTATTGAACAAGTTACGGCGCAGTACCCACCACAATTAGCATTCGCAATAGGTAATGCAATCAAATACTTGTCTAGAGCACCGTTAAAGAATGGTCATGAGGATTTAGCAAAAGCGAAGTTTTATGTCGATAGAGTATTTGATTTGTGGGAGGGGTAACGATGGCAACGCAAAAACAAGTTGATTACGTAATGTCATTACAGGAGCAATTGGAATTAGAAGACTGCGAAAAATATACAGACGAACAAGTTAAAGCAATGAGTCATAAAGAAGTTAGCAATGTGATTGAAAACTATAAGGCAAGCATAAGTAATGAAGAGCTATACGACGAATGCATGTCGTTTGGTCTGCCTAATTGTTAAAAGGAGTGATGACCATGACAGATAGCGCGCGTAAAGAATACCTAAATCAATTCTTTGGATCTAAGAGATATCTGTATCAGGATAACGAACGAGTGGCACATATCCATGTAGTAAACGGCACTTATTACTTTCACGGACATATCGTACCAGGTTGGCAAGGTGTGAAAAAGACATTTGATACAGCGGAAGAGCTTGAAACATATATAAAGCAACATGGTTTGGAATATGAGGAACAGAAGCAACTAACTTTATTTTAGAGGAGGTTATGAAAGTGAACTATGAAACAGGATTCCAAATAGGCGTAATGGAAGCTAGGTTGAAGAAGATGAGAAAACAACGTGATGAGTACAAGAAGCAACGTGACGAGCTTATTGGGGATATAGCTAAGTTAAGAGAGCGTAACGAAGAGCTGGAGAACATGTGGCGCACGCTTAAAAATGAATTGTTTGGAAGATACGAATTTTACCGTTTTAGACTTAGCGAACTACAGATTGAGAGCAGAGCGAACAAGGAAGTAGCTATATATAGAAGAGCTGAAATCAACTTAAGTGTTATATTGTGCCGAATGGACAAACTAGACGGAACAAATGAGTTCTACGAATTTTTAGGGCAAATGGAGGATGACACAAATGAATAACCGCGAACAAATCGAACAATCAGTTATCAGTGCTAGCGCGTATAACGGCAATGACACAGAGGGATTACTAAAAGAGATTGAGGACGTATATAAGAAAGCGCAAGCGTTTGATGAAATACTTGAGGGAATGACAAATGCTATTCAACATTCAGTTAAAGAAGGTATTGAACTTGATGAAGCAGTAGGGATTATGACGAGTCAAGTTGTCTATAAATATGAGGAGGAACAGGAAAATGACTAACACATTACAAGTAAAACTATTATCAGAAAATGCTAGAATGCCCGAACGAAATCATAAGACGGATGCAGGTTATGACATATTCTCAGCTGAAACCGTCGTACTCGAGCCACAAGAAAAGGCAGTGATTAAAACAGATGTAGCTGTGAGCATTCCAGAGGGCTATGTCGGGCTATTAACTAGCCGTAGTGGTGTAAGCAGTAAAACGCATTTAGTGATTGAAACAGGCAAAATAGACGCGGGATATCATGGTAATTTAGGGATTAATATCAAGAATGATAATGAAACGTTAGAGAGTGAGGATATGAGTAACTTTGGTCGGAGTCCTGCTGGGATAGATGGAAAGTATGCCCGACTACCTGTAACAGATAAAATTTTATGTATGAATGGTAGTTATGTCATAAACAAAGGCGACAAACTAGCTCAATTGGTTATTGTGCCTATATGGACACCTGAACTAAAGCAAGTGGAGGAATTCGAGAATGTTTCAGAACGTGGAGCAAAAGGCTTCGGAAGTAGCGGAGTGTAAAGACATCTTAGATCGAGTCAAGGAGGTTTTGGGGAAGTGACACAATACTTAGTCACAACATTCAAAGATTCAACAGGACGTAAACATACGCACATAACTAAAGCTAAGAGCAATCAAAGGTTTACAGTTGTTGAGGCAGAGAGTAAAGAAAAAGCAAAAGAGAAGTACGGGAAACAAGTTAAAAGGGATGAAATTATTAAAGTGAGTCAGTTGTTTGAAAATATAAGGGAGTGTGGGAAATGACGGAGGTTAAAATTAAAACTATTTCAGGTGAAGTTTATTTTGCGAAAATAAGAAGACCTTTTGAAGATTACGTTAAAGGCGCGATGAGTTGTAACGGTTACATTTATGCGGAAAATTTAATCAAACAGGTATCATGTGTTAAAGCGAATGCAATTGAAGCAATCACACTTATTGAGGAGTAGGAAGATGATTAAACAAATATTAAGACTATTATTCTTACTAGCAATGTATGAGTTAGGTAAGTATGTAACTGAGCAAGTATATATTATGATGACGGCTAATGATGAAGTGATAGAGCGAGCGCTTATTGGAGCGTCAGCTAAAGATGACGTAGAGTTGCTGAATGGCTTCGCAAAGTTGAGCGATCAGTGTGATTTGATGAGGGCGGAGGTGTCAGAGTAGATGATGTGGTTAGTCATAGCAATTATATTACTAGTCATCTTATTGTTTGGTGTGATGTTGCAAGCTGAACAGTTAAAAGGCGATGTGAAAGTTAAAGAGCGAGAGATAGAGATATTAAGAAGTAGATTGAGACATTTTGAAGATTAACGGGGGTTAAACAAATGAGTTTGAGAAAATCAACGCAAAGATACTTGGAAAGCGAATTAAGTAATTACAATTACTTCGATAAAGATATAGCGCGTGTAAGAGATGAAGTTTTAAACCCGTGGAGTCAACAAGATACTAATATCGGTGGAGATAGGGTGCAAAGCAATGTAAGTGTAACTGAAATAAAAGCTATTAGAGTTGTTAATGATAGAAGATTATCGCAATTGGCCAGAATGAAATCGGCTATAGAGGTTGTATATAATCATAGCACTACAGAAACTCAAAAACTTATGGAACTTTATTATTTTAAAAAGCCTAGAACATTAAATTTAACTGGTGTAGCTCAAGAAATAAATGTAAGTAAATCTACCGCTTATGATATGAGGAAAGATATATTAGTTAGGTTAGCTGATGAATTAGGTATAATACATTAAGTTTGGAAAAAGTCTGGAAAAATAACGTCACTTTCGGTGTTAATATGATAGCGTAAGATATTGACTATCTTACTGCGTTTCCCTTATCGCAATTAGGAATAAAGGATCTATGTGGGTTGGCTGATTATAGCCAATCCTTTTTTAATTTTAAAAAGCGTATAGCGCGAGAGTTGGTGGTAAATGAAATGAACGAAAAACAAAAGAGATTCGCAGATGAATATATAATGAATGGATGTAATGGTAAAAAAGCAGCAATTTCAGCAGGTTATAGTAAGAAAACAGCAGAGTCTTTAGCAAGTCGATTGTTAAGAAATGTTAATGTTTCGGAATATATTAAAGAACGATTAGAACAGATACAAGAAGAGCGTTTAATGAGTATTACAGAAGCTTTAGCGTTATCTGCTTCTATTGCTAGAGGAGAACCTCAAGAGGCTTACAGTAAGAAATATGACCATTTAAACGATGAAGTGGAAAAAGAGGTTACTTACACAATCACACCAACTTTTGAAGAGCGTCAGAGATCTATTGACCACATACTAAAAGTACATGGTGCGTATATCGATAAAAAAGAAATTACTCAGAAGAATATTGAGATTAATATTGGTGAGTACGATGACGAAAGTTAAATTAAACTTTAACAAACCATCTAATGTTTTCAACAGAAACATATTCGAAATACTAACCAATTACGATAACTTCACTGAAGTGCATTACGGTGGAGGTTCGAGCGGTAAGTCTCACGGCGTTATACAAAAAGTTGTACTTAAAGCATTGCAAGACTGGAAATATCCTAGGCGTATACTATGGCTTAGAAAAGTCCAATCAACAATTAAAGATAGTTTATTCGAAGATGTCAAAGATTGTTTGATAAACTTCGGTATTTGGGACATGTGCCTTTGGAATAAGACTGATAACAAAGTTGAATTGCCAAACGGCGCAGTTTTTTTGTTTAAAGGATTAGATAACCCAGAGAAAATAAAGTCGATAAAAGGCATATCAGACATAGTCATGGAAGAAGCGTCTGAATTCACACTAAATGATTACACGCAATTAACGTTGCGTTTGAGGGAGCGTAAACACGTGAATAAGCAAATATTTTTGATGTTTAACCCAGTATCTAAACTGAATTGGGTTTATAAGTATTTCTTTGAACATGGTGAACCAATGGAAAATGTCATGATTAGACAATCTAGTTATCGAGATAATAAGTTTCTTGATGAAATGACACGACAAAACTTAGAGTTGTTAGCAAATCGTAATCCAGCATATTACAAAATTTATGCGTTAGGTGAATTTGCTACACTAGACAAATTGGTTTTCCCTAAGTATGAAAAACGTTTAATAAATAAAGATGAGTTAAGACATTTACCTTCTTATTTTGGATTGGACTTTGGCTACGTTAATGATCCTAGTGCTTTTATACATTCTAAAATAGATGTAAAGAAAAAGAAGTTATACATCATTGAAGAGTATGTTAAACAAGGTATGCTGAATGATGAAATAGCTAATGTCATAAAGCAACTTGGTTATGCTAAAGAAGAAATTACAGCAGATAGTGCAGAACAAAAAAGTATAGCTGAATTAAGGAATCTAGGGCTTAAAAGGATTTTACCAACCAAAAAAGGGAAGGGCTCGGTTGTACAAGGGTTACAATTCTTAATGCAATTTGAAATCATTGTTGATGAACGTTGTTTCAAGACTATTGAAGAGTTTGACAACTACACATGGCAAAAGGACAAAGATACAGGTGAATATACCAATGAACCAGTAGATACATACAATCATTGTATCGATTCGTTGCGTTATTCAGTGGAACGATTCTACAGACCGGTTAGAAAACGCACAAATGTCAGTTCGAAAGTTGACACAATAAAATCTCTAGGATTATAGGAGGGAACAAATGTTAAAAGTAAACGAATTTGAAACAGATACAGATCTACGGGGAAACATAAATTACTTATTTAATGATGAAGCCAATGTTGTTTACACATATGACGGGACAGAATCCGATTTATTACAAAACGTTAATGAAGTAAGTAAATACATTGAACATCACATGGATTACCAACGACCTAGATTGAAAGTGTTAAGTGATTATTACGAAGGTAAAACTAAGAACTTAGTTGAGTTAACACGACGCAAAGAAGAGTACATGGCAGATAACCGTGTAGCGCATGATTACGCATCTTATATTAGCGATTTTATCAACGGCTATTTCTTGGGTAATCCAATTCAATATCAAGATGATGACAAAGATGTATTAGAAGCTATTGAGGCGTTCAATGATTTGAATGGTGTTGAGTCGCACAATAGATCTTTAGGATTAGATTTGTCAATTTATGGTAAAGCTTATGAATTGATGATTAGAAATCAAGATGACGAAACGCGTTTATACAAGAGCGATGCGATGAGCACTTTTGTCATATACGATAATACAATTGAACGTAATAGTATCGCAGGCGTTAGATATTTAAGAACTAAACCAATAGACAAGACTGACGAAGATGAAGTGTTTACAGTTGATTTATTTACTTCTCACGGTGTTTATAGATATCTTACCAGTAGAACAAGTGGATTGAAGCTCACACCACGTGAAAACAGTTTTGAATCTCACTCATTTGAACGCATGCCTATTACAGAATTTAGCAATAACGAAAGAAGAAAAGGGGATTACGAGAAAGTAATCACTTTAATTGATTTGTATGATAATGCAGAATCAGATACTGCTAACTATATGAGTGATTTAAATGACGCTATGTTACTTATTAAAGGTAATTTAAATTTAGATCCTGTAGAAGTTAGAAAACAAAAGGAAGCTAACGTGTTGTTTTTAGAACCGACTGTTTATGCTGATAGCGAAGGTAGAGAAACAGAAGGTTCAGTTGACGGTGGTTATATTTATAAGCAATACGATGTACAAGGTACCGAAGCTTATAAAGACCGTTTGAACAGTGATATACACATGTTTACCAACACGCCTAACATGAAAGATGATAACTTTAGTGGCACTCAATCGGGCGAGGCAATGAAATATAAATTGTTCGGATTAGAACAACGTACTAAAACTAAAGAAGGATTGTTTACTAAAGGGTTAAGACGTCGTGCTAAGTTGTTAGAGACAATACTTAAAAATACACGGTCGATTGACGCTAACAAAGATTTCAATACTGTTAGATACGTATACAACAGAAACTTACCTAAATCATTGATTGAAGAATTAAAAGCTTATATTGATTCTGGCGGGAAGATTAGCCAAACAACTTTAATGTCTCTATTCTCGTTCTTCCAAGACCCTGAATTAGAAGTCAAGAAAATAGAAGAAGATGAGAAAGAATCTATTAAAAAAGCTCAAAAAGGCATTTATAAAGACCCTAGAGACATCAATGATGACGAACAAGATGATGATACAAAAGATACTGTTGATAAAAAGGAATGATTGTAATTGCCTAACAAAAACACTCAAGAATATTGGGAAGAACGCGGACGCAAAGCAATCGAGAATGAGTTGAAGCGTGATAAAACTAAAGCTGAAGAAATAGAACGTATATTGAATATGATGATTAAGCGCATTGAAAAAGAAATCAATGCGTTTATTGTTAAGTACGGAGATTTTGCAGGCGTTACATTACAAGAAGCACAAAAGATTATTGATGAGTTCGATGTAAAAGCGTTTCAAGAAGAAGCAAAAAGATTGGTCGAAAACAAGGACTTTAGCGATAGAGCAAATGAAGAATTAAAGAAGTATAACACTAAGATGTATGTATCTAGAGAACAGATGTTAAAGATTCAAATAGAATTCTTAATTGCTTATGCAACAGCTCAAACAGAATTATCGATGAGGGAATATTTCGAATCAACAGCTTATCGTGTGTTCAGTGATCAAGCGGGTATTTTAGGTGAAGGTGTACAAGTAGCTAAAGAAGTTATAGATACAATCGTTGATACACAATTTCATGGTGTCGTTTGGTCAGAGCGATTATGGACTAATACTGAAGCGATGAAACAAGAAGTAGAAGAAATAATTGCTAATGTGGTTATTAGAGGTCGACATCCAAATGAATATGTTAAAGATATGCGCAAGCACCTAAACAAATTCGAAGGCACAGCAAGACAAAAGACTGCAGCAATTAAATCATTGCTTTATACGGAATCGGCACGTGTTCACGCACAATCAAGTATTGACAGCATGAAAGAAATTTCACCGGAAGGATATTATATGTATATTGCAAAAATTGATAGTAGAACAACTAAAGTATGCAAGGGGCTTAATGGAGAAATATTCAAAGTTAAAGACGCTAAAATTGGTGTTAATTTCTACCCTATGCATATCAATTGTCGTTCAGATTGTGCATTACTACCTAAATCTATGTGGCCGAAAAAACCAAACAAGAAACGAAAAACAAAATACTTCGGAGGAAAAGTGGAAAGCGATGATTGATTTAAAAGTAAAAGTTTTTAAAGGCAAGTTAGCATTGTATGATAGTAAATTAAGTGTTTGGAGGATATTGGTATGAGCAATACTGACAAATACCTTAGAGACATAGCAAGAGAGTTAAAAGGTATACGTAAAGAGTTACAAAAGCGAAACGAAACAGTTATTATTGATGCAAACTTAGACAGCGTAAGGTCGGCAGTATTAGCCAATAAAGAAAAACCGAAATATAACGAACCACTCTTTTAATAGCTAGCACTTAATTGTGTTGGCTATTTTTTATGTCCAAAACGTGCTGATGACATAAAAAGCACGCATGGAAAAACAGTCGACAGACTATAAATGGAGGTATATCTCATGGAAGAAAATAAACTTAAGTTTAATTTGCAATTTTTTGCAGACCAATCAGATGATCCGGACGAACCAGGCGGAGATGGTAAAAAAGGAAATCCTGATAAGAAAGAATATGACGAAGGTACTGAAATAACTTTCACGCCAGAGCAACAAAAGAAAGTTGATGAAATACTTGAACGTCGTGTAGCCCACGAAAAGAAAAAAGCTGATGAGTATGCAAAAGAAAAAGCAGAAGAAGCCGCTAAAGAAGCTGCTAAATTAGCGAAAATGAACAAGGATCAAAAAGATGAATATGAACGCAAACAATTGGAAAAAGAGCTGGAGCAATTACGCTCAGAAAAACAATTAAATGAAATGCGTTCAGAAGCAAGGAAAATGTTAAGTGAAGCAGAAGTTGATTCATCAGATGAGGTTGTTAATTTAGTTGTAACAGATACTGCTGAACGAACTAAATTGAATGTTGAAGCTTTTTCTAATGCAGTAAAAAAAGCGGTTAATGAAGCGGTTAAGATTAACGCTAGACAATCGCCATTGACTGGTGGAGATTCATTTAATCACTCGACTAAAAATAAACCGCAAAACTTAGCTGAAATAGCTAGACAAAAAAGAATTATTAAAAATTAACGGAGGCATTTAAATGGAACAAACACAAAAATTAAAATTAAATTTGCAACATTTTGCGAGTAACAATGTTAAACCGCAAGTATTTAACCCTGATAATGTAATGATGCACGAAAAGAAAGATGGCACGTTGATGAATAAATTCACAACGCCCATCTTACAAGAGGTTATGGAAAACTCTAAAATCATGCAATTAGGTAAGTACGAACCAATGGAAGGTACTGAGAAGAAGTTTACTTTTTGGGCTGATAAACCAGGTGCTTACTGGGTAGGTGAAGGTCAAAAAATCGAAACATCTAAAGCTACATGGGTTAATGCTACTATGAGAGCGTTTAAATTAGGGGTTATCTTACCTGTAACAAAAGAATTTTTGAATTACACTTATTCACAATTCTTTGAAGAAATGAAGCCTATGATTGCTGAAGCATTCTATAAAAAGTTTGATGAAGCGGGTATTTTGAATCAAGGTAACAATCCATTCGGTAAATCAATTGCACAATCAATTGAAAAAACTAATAAGGTTATTAAAGGTGACTTCACACAAGATAACATTATTGATTTAGAGGCATTACTTGAAGATGACGAATTAGAAGCAAATGCGTTTATCTCAAAAACACAAAACAGAAGCTTGTTACGTAAAATTGTAGATCCTGAAACTAAGGAACGTATTTATGACCGTAACAGTGATACGTTAGATGGTCTACCTGTGGTTAACCTTAAATCAAGCAATTTAAAACGCGGTGAATTAATTACTGGTGACTTTGATAAGTTGATTTACGGTATCCCTCAATTAATTGAATACAAAATCGATGAAACTGCACAATTATCTACAGTTAAAAACGAAGATGGCACACCTGTAAACTTATTCGAACAAGACATGGTGGCATTGCGTGCAACTATGCATGTAGCGTTACACATCGCTGACGATAAAGCATTCGCTAAATTAGTGCCTGCTGACAAAAAAACAGATTCAGTACCAGGAGAAGTTTAATAAATAATTAGGAGTGGTAACATGCCCGAAATCATTGGAATTGTTAAAGTAGATTTTACAGATTTAGAAGATAACAGACATGTCTATATGAAAGGGCATGTCTACCCTCGCAAAGGTTATGATCCTACAGATGAACGTATCAAAGCTTTAGCTAGTGTTGAAAATAAACGCAACGAACAAATGATTTACATTGTAAATGACAAATTAACCAAAAAAGAACTTGTCGAAATAGCAAGTGTTGCTGGCTTACAAGTTGATGAAAAACAAACAAAAGCTGAAATTATCAATGCTTTTGAGTCACTAGAGTAGGTGGTTATATGACTACGCTAGCTGATGTAAAAAAACGTATTGGTCTTAAAGATGAAAAGCAAGATGAGCAATTAGAAGAAATCATAAAAAGTTGTGAAAGCCAGTTGTTATCAATGTTACCTATTGAAGTTGAACAAATACCGGAAAGGTTTAGTTACATGATTAAAGAAGTTGCAGTTAAACGCTACAACAGGATTGGTGCTGAAGGTATGACATCAGAAGCGGTTGACGGACGTAGCAATGCGTATGAATTGAACGATTTCAAGGAGTATGAAGCTATTATTGATAATTACTTTAATGCTAGAACGAGAACTAAAAAAGGAAGGGCTGTGTTCTTTTGAGATATGAAGATAGAGTTGTTTTTCAATTAGAACAAGTAGCAACTTACAATCCTAAAACTAGCAAAAAAGAAAACGCACTAATCACTTATGATGCGATACCATGCAATATTAACCCCATTTCTAGAGCAAGAAAGCAACTTGAATTTGGTGATGTAAAAAACGATGTAAGTGTTCTGAGGATAAAAGAATCAATATCTCACCCTGTTAGCCACGTGTTGGTTAATGGCATTCGCTACAAGATAGTTAATACAAGGATATACAGACACGAAACGTCATATTATATCGAAGAGGTCAATTGATGAATATAGATGGATTAGACGCACTGTTAAACCAATTTCACGATATGAAAACCAACATTGATGATGATGTAGATGATATTTTACAGGAAAACGCCAAAGAATATGTAGTACGAGCTAAATTGAAAGCTAGAGAAGTAATGAATAAGGGTTATTGGACTGGTAATTTATCACGCAATATCAGATATAAAAAAACTGGCGATTTGCAATACACTATCACATCGCATGCAGCTTATAGTGGTTTCTTAGAGTTTGGTACTCGATACATGGAGGCAGAACCTTTTATGTGGCCAGTATATGAGGTAATAAGAAAATCAACTGTAGAAGAATTGAAAGCGTTGTTTGAATAGGAGATAAAAGCATGACACCGAACTTACAACTTTATAATAAAGCGTATGAAACGCTACAAGGATATGGATTCCCTGTTATTTCTCGTAAAGAGATGCAACAAGAGATTCCGTATCCTTTTTTTGTAATAAAAATGCCGGAGTCAAACAGAAGTAAGTACACGTTTGATAGTTATTCTGGTGACACGAATTTAGTTATTGATATTTGGAGTGTAAGTGATGATTTAGGACATCATGACGGACTTGTTAAAAGATGTATTGATGATTTAACACCTAGCGTTAAAACAAACGATTATGACTTTGAAGAAGATGATACTAACATCACACAGTTAGTTGATGATACTACCAATCAAGAATTGCTACACACATCAGTAACGATATCTTACAAAACATTTTAAAAAACGGAGGAATATTGAATGGCAAATATGAAAAATAGTAATGATCGTATTATTTTATTTAGAAAAGCTGGCGAAAAAGTAGATGCTACTAAAATGCTTTTTTTAACTGAATACGGCTTATCACATGAAGCTGATACAGATACAGAGGATACGATGGATGGGTCTTATAACACTGGTGGTTCAGTTGAATCAACAATGTCTGGTACTGCTAAAATGTTTTATGGTGACGATTTTGCAGATGAAATTGAAGATGCAGTTGTAGATCGCGTATTGTATGAGGCTTGGGAAGTTGAAAGTAGAATACCAGGCAAAAATGGAGATGCTACTAAATTTAAAGCGAAATATTTCCAAGGTTTCCACAATAAATTTGAATTAAAAGCAGAAGCTAACGGTATCGATGAATATGAATATGAATATGGAGTGAATGGTCGTTTCCAACGTGGATTTGCAACACTACCTGAGGCTGTAACAAAGAAACTTAAGGCGACTGGATACAGATTCCATGACACTACAAAAGCAGATGCGTTAACTAGCGAAGATTTAACCGCAATTCCACAACCTAAAGTAGATTCATCATCGGTTACACCAGGAGAGGTATAAAAATAGGGCTTAACGCCCTTTTTATTTTTGTTTAAATTAATCATGAATGGAGATTTTAAATTATGAATGTAGAAATTAATGGAAAGTCATTAGAGTTAAGTTTTGGTTTTAAATTTTTAAGAGAAATCGATAACCGATTAGGTTTAAAAGTTGAACAAGCTTCTATCGGTCAAGGTGTATCAATGTTGCCTGTAGGTTTAGAAAGTGGAAATCCTGTTGTGATTGGCGAAGTTTTAATTGCAGCTACATCTCACTTAAAAAAACAAGCAATTACTATTAATAACATTGATGAAGCGCTAGATGAAATCGCAGAAAATATCGGACTAGAAGAATTCGGTTCAGATATTTTAACGGAGTTGGGAAAGCGACCTATGACCCGAAACCTAGTAGAAGTAGTGGAAGCGGAAGAGAAACCAGCGGAAGCGTAATAACTTACGACAGAATCGTTATCACTTGTATGTCAACACTTGGTATTACAGATTTAAATGTTATTGAGCAAATGACATTAACAGAATATAACTATCGAATGTATGCGAAAGAGTATGAAATGCTAACCCAAGAATTCGAACGTTACAAACTTGCGTTTGCTATTCGTGATGCTGCAGCTACTAAAAATGTTGGGACAGAAAATAAACCTAAAGAGGAATATGTTTTTAACAACGCAAACGACGTATTGCCTTATGAAGAAAATATCCAACGGCTTAACGAAGGTAAAGATATAAGATTTAGTAGCGAACGTAATGAATACGAACCACAAAATAATGAATTCTTTAAAGTTATAGCAGAATTTAACAAGCAATAGAAAGAGAGGTGTTAATGTGACGGAATATAAAATTAAAGCGACTATTGAAGCTAGTGTAGCCAAATTCAAAAGGCAAATCGATAGTGCGGTTAAGTCTGTGCAAAGATTTAAACGAGTAGCAGATCAAACTAAAGATGTCGAATTAAATGCTGATGATAAAAAGTTACAAAAAACTATCAAAGTTGCTAAAAAGTCTTTAGATGCCTTTAGTAACAAAAAAGTAAAAGCTAAATTAGATGCTAGTATACAAGACTTGCAACAAAAGGTACTAGAATCGAATTTTGAACTAGACAAACTAAACTCTAAAGAAGTTACTCCAGAGATTAAATTACAAAAACAAAAATTGACTAAAGATATCGCTGAAGCAGAAGCTAAGTTATCCGAACTAGAAAAGAAGCGTGTCAATATTGACATCAATGCAGATAACAGTAAATTCAATCGAGTGTTAAAAGTATCTAAAGCTAGTCTTGAAGCATTAAATAGGTCTAAAGCTAAAGCTATTATAGACGTGGACAATGGTGTTGCTAACTCTAAAATAAAACGCACTAAAGAAGAACTTAAAAGTATTCCAAACAAAACTAGATCTCGACTAGATGTAGATACAGGACTTTCTATACCAACTATTTATGCGTTTAAAAAATCATTAGACGCATTGCCAAACAAAAAAACAACGAAGGTAGATGTCGATACTAACGGTTTAAAGAAAGCTTATGCCTACATAATAAAAGCAAACGACAATTTCCAAAGACAAATGGGGAATTTAGCTAATATGTTTCGCGTGTTCGGCACTGTAGGTTCTAATATGGTTGGTGGATTACTTACATCATCTTTTAGTATCTTAATACCTGTAATAGCGAGCGTAGTACCTGTAGTGTTTGCACTATTAAACGCTATCAAAGTGTTAACTGGTGGTGTACTTGCTTTAGGTGGTGCGGTAGCAATAGCTGGTGCTGGCTTTGTAGCATTTGGCGCAATGGCTATCAGCGCTATAAAGATGCTTAACGATGGCACTTTACAAGCTAGCTCAGCAACAAACGAATACAAAAAAGCTTTAGATGGCGTAAAGTCAGCATGGACTGATATTATAAAGCAAAATCAATCCGCTATCTTCACAACTCTTGCAAATGGTTTAAATACTGTTAAAACAGCAATGCAGAGCTTACAACCGTTTTTTAGTGGTATTTCAAGAGGGATGGAAGAGGCGTCTCAAAGTGTACTTAAATGGGCTCAAAATAGCGGTGTAGCATCAAGGTTCTTCAACATGATGAATACAACTGGTGTTTCGGTATTTAACAAGCTATTAAGTGCTGCAGGCGGTTTCGGTGACGGATTAGTCAATGTGTTCACGCAATTAGCACCACTGTTTCAATGGTCGGCTGATTGGTTGGATAGATTAGGTCAATCTTTCTCTAACTGGGCTAATAGTGCAGCTGGAGAAAATTCGATAACTCGTTTTATTGAATACACAAAAACAAACTTACCTATCATTGGTAATATTTTTAAAAATGTTTTCGTTGGAATTAACAATTTGATGAATGCATTCAGTGGGTCATCAACTGGAATCTTCCAATCTCTTGAACAAATGACGGCTAAGTTTAGAGAATGGTCTGAACAAGTTGGGCAATCTCAAGGTTTTAAAGATTTTGTCAGCTATATACAAACTAATGGACCACTAATAATGCAATTGATTGGAAACATCGCAAGAGGGTTAGTTGCATTCGCAACAGCGATGGCTCCTATAGCTAGTGCAGTATTACGCGTTGCAGTAGCAATAACTGGTTGGATAGCTAACTTGTTTGAGGCGCATCCGGCTACAGCACAATTAGTTGGTGTCATTATAACTTTAGTTGGTGCATTTAGATTTTTAATACCAATTATTTTAGCGGTATCAAACTTTATGGGCGGCGGATTAATAGGTAGAATCATTGCATTAGTAAGTAAGTTCGGTTTATTAAGAGCGGGATTAACAATTTTAAAAGGTGCGTTCATGTTATTGAAAGGACCATTAAAAATTATATCAGTTATATTCCAATTGTTATTCGGTAAGATTGGATTAATTAGAAATGCTATCACAGGACTTGTAACTGTGTTTGGTATTTTAGGTGGTCCAATAACGATAGTTATTGGTGTAATCGCTGCATTAATAGCTATATTTGTTTTATTGTGGAATAAAAATGAAGGATTCAGAAACTTTATTATAAATGCTTGGAATGCGATAAAAACATTTATGGTTACAGTTTGGAATGTGTTGAAAACTGTAGCTTCGGTTGTATGGAATGCTATTTTAAAAGCTATCACTACAGCAGTAACTAATGTATACAATTTTATAATGATTGTTTGGAATCAAATAGTCGCTTATTTACAAGGGTTATGGAATGGAATTATCGCTATTGCAACAACGGTATGGAACCTTTTAGTTACAATCATCACAACTGTTTTCACGACGATAATGACAATAGTTATGACGATATGGACAGCTATTTGGACATTCTTAAGTACAATCTGGAACACGATAATTACAATCGCTACTACGATTTGGAATTTGTTAGTCACTGTAATAACTACTGTGTTTACAACAATCATGACTATCGCAATGACAATTTGGAATGCTATTTGGACGTTCTTACAAACGTTGTGGAACACTATAGTTACTGTGGCAACTAAGGTTTGGAACGCTATCACTACAGCTATATCTACTGCGTTACAAGCGGCATGGAGTTTTATTTCTAATATATGGAATACGATTTGGAGTTTCTTATCTGGTATATTAACGACAATTTGGAATAAAGTTGTAAGCATATTCACACAAGTTGTATCAACTATATCAGACAAAATGTCTCAAGCTTGGAACTTCATCGTGACTAAAGGTATGCAATGGGTATCTACTATAACAAGTACGCTAATTAACTTTGTTAATAGAGTTATTCAAGGATTCGTTAATGTTGTAAACAAAGTTAGTCAAGGTATGACAAATGCAGTAAATAAAATAAAAAGCTTTATAGGAGATTTTGTGTCTGCAGGTGCTGATATGATCCGTGGTTTAATTAGAGGTATTGGACAAATGGCTGGTCAATTAGTAGATGCAGCTAAAAATGTTGCTAAGAAAGCTTTAGATGCAGCTAAAAGTGCTTTGGGTATTCACTCACCTTCACGTGAATTCATGGATGTTGGTATGTATTCAATGCTAGGTTTCGTTAAAGGTATAGATAATCATTCAAGTAAAGTTATCCGTAATGTTTCTAATGTTGCAGATAAAGTAGTTGATGCATTTCAACCTACATTAAACGCACCTGACATTTCTAGTATTACAGGAAACTTAAGTAATTTAGGTGGAAATATAAATGCGCAAGTACAACACACACATTCTATTGAAACATCACCGAACATGAAAACTGTTAAAGTTGAATTCGATGTTAATAACGATGCGCTTACTAGTATTGTTAACGGCAGAAATGCTAAACGCAATTCTGAGTATTACTTATAAAGGAGGTTACAAATGGACATAGAATTAACAAAAAAAGATGGTACTGTAATCAAATTAAGTGAATACGGGTTTATCGTTAACGATATAGTAATTGATAGCATGCAAATCAACACAAAGTATCAAGATAAAGAAAATATGAACGGTCGTATATTAATGGGGAGCAATTATATCAGTAGAGATATAGTTGTTCCTTGTTTTTGTGTGGTAAAAAATCGTTCAGACATTGCTTATATGCGAGATATGTTGTATTCGTTAACGACAGACATAGAACCTATGTATTTGCGAGAAATAAGAAGAAAAGAAGAGTTGAATTACAGGTTTACTCAACCAATTTCTGATGATTACGTGAAATTAGATAAAAACAACTTCCCGGATTATGAATATTCAAGACACGATCAACAAATTTATGTAAATGGTAAGCAGTATAAAGTTATTTTTAACGGAGTTATAAACCCTAAACAAAAAGGTAATAAAGTTTCTTTTGAACTAAAATTCGAAACTACAGAATTACCCTACGGTGAAAGTATTGGAACGAGCCTAGAGCTAGAAGAAAATAAAAAAGTCGGTTTATGGTCATTCGATTTTAATATTGATTGGCATGCAGGCGGAGACAAAAGAAAGTATACATTCGAAAATTTGAGCAAAGGTACAGTTTACTATCACGGTAGTGCTCCTAACGACCAATTCAACATGTATAAAAAGATAACAATTATTTTAGGCGAAGATACAGAATCGTTTGTATGGAACTTAACGCATGCTGAAATAATGAAAATCGAAGGGATCAAACTAAAAGCTGGAGACAGAATTGTTTATGATAGCTTCCGAGTTTATAAAAACGGTGTTGAAATAAGTACCGAAACGAATATAGCCCAACCAAAATTTAAATACGGAGCTAATAAATTTGAGTTTAATCAAACGGTACAAAAAGTTCAGTTTGATTTGAAATTTTATTATAAGTAGGTGTCAGAATGACAATAACTATTAAACCACCTAAAGGTAATGGCGCACCTGTACCAGTAGAAACAACTTTAGTAAAAAAAGTTAATGCTGACGGTGTATTAACTTTTGATATTCTAGAAAATAAATATACTTATGAAGTTATTAACGCTATAGGGAAAAGATGGATTGTTAGTCATGTCGAAGGTGAAAACGACAAGAAAGAATATGTAATAACTGTCATTGATAGGAAATCAGAAGGCGACAGACAACTGGTTGAATGTACTGCTAGAGAGATTCCTATAGACAAGTTAATGATTGATAGGATTTATGTTAATGTAACAGGATCTTTTACAGTAGAAAGATATTTTAACACTGTGTTTCAAGGTACTGGAATGCTTTTTGAAGTCGAAGGTAAGGTTAAGTCTTCGAAGTTTGAAAATGGTGGTGAAGGCGACACAAGGTTAGAAATGTTTAAAAAGGGATTAGAACATTTCGGTTTAGAATATAAAATAACGTATGACAAAAAGAAAGACAGATATAAGTTTGTATTGACGCCTTTTGCAAATCAAAAAGCGTCTTATTTTATTTCTGACGAAGTCAACGCCAACGCTATAAAACTCGAGGAAGATGCAAGTGATTTCGCCACCTTCATTAGAGGATATGGTAATTATTCAGGAGAAGAAACATTCGAACACGCTGGGCTCGTAATGGAAGCTAGAAGTGCATTAGCTGAAATATACGGCGACATCCACGCAGAACCATTTAAAGATGGTAAAGTGACTGACCAAGAAACTATGGATAAAGAATTGCAATCGAGATTGAAAAAGTCGTTAAAACAATCTTTGTCTTTGGACTTTTTGGTGTTAAGAGAATCATATCCAGAAGCAGACCCACAACCCGGAGACATAGTACAAATAAAATCTACCAAACTAGGTTTGAATGATTTAGTACGTATAGTACAAGTTAAAACGATTAGGGGTATAAACAATGTAATTGTTAAGCAAGATGTAACGCTTGGTGAGTTTAATCGAGAACAACGATACATGAAAAAAGTTAATACTGCAGCTAACTATGTTTCTGGATTAAATGATGTTAACCTTTCTAATCCTAGTAAAGCGGCAGAAAACTTGAAGTCTAAAGTAGCGTCAATAGCTAAATCAACACTCGATTTGATGAGTAGAACTGATTTGATTGAAGATAAACAACAGAAGGTAAGCTCTAAAACTGTGACTACATCTGACGGCACTATCGTTCATGATTTTATAGATAAATCAAACATTAAAGATGTAAAAACAATTGGAACGATTGGCGATTCTGTAGCTAGAGGATCACATGCGAAAGCAAATTTCACTGAAATGTTAGGCAATAAATTAAAAGCCAAAACAACAAACCTTGCAAGAGGTGGCGCTACAATGGCAACAGTTCCAATAGGTAAAGAAGCGGTAGAAAACAGCATTTATAGACAAGCAGAGCAAATAAGAGGAGACCTAATCATATTACAAGGTACAGATGATGACTGGTTACATGGTTATTGGGCAGGCGTACCGATAGGCACTGATAAAACGGATACTAAAACGTTTTATGGTGCCTTTTGTTCTGCAATTGAAGTTATTCGGAAAAATAATCCAACTTCAAAAATACTTGTAATGACAGCTACTAGACAATGTCCTATGAGTGGCACAACGATACGTCGTAAAGATACTGATAAAAACAAATTAGGGTTAACGTTAGAGGATTATGTCAACGCTCAGATATTGGCTTGTAGTGAATTGGATGTACCAGTATATGATGCCTATCATACAGATTATTTTAAGCCATATAATCCAGCGTTCAGAAAATCAAGTATGCCAGACGGATTGCATCCGAACGAGAGAGGCCATGAAGTTATTATGTACGAACTCATTAAAAATTATTACCAGTTTTACGGATAGAAAAGGAGGAAGACATGGATAACAAATTAATTACAGACTTAAGTAGAGTTTTCGATTACAGATATGTAGATGAAAATGAGTATAATTTCAAACTTATTTCAGATATGCTTACAGATTTCTCTATATCTTTGGAATATCATAGAGAAAGAGAAACATATGCTCACGATGGAGAACAAATAAAATATGAACATTTAAATGTTACTAGTAGTGTCTCTGACTTTTTAACATATTTAAATGGTCGATTTAGCAATATGATTCTAGGTCATAACGGCGACGGTATCAACGAGGTTAAAGACGCACGTGTTGATAATACAGGATACGCGCACCCAACATTACAAGATCGTTTGTATCACGATTATGCAACGTTAGACGAATTCACTAAAACGGTTAAAAAAGCAGTTGATGATAACTACAAGGAATATAGAGCAACTGAATACAGATTTCAACCGCAAGAACAAGAACCGGAATTCATCACCGATTTATCACCATATACTAATGCAGTAATGCAATCATTTTGGATTGACCCAAGAACAAAAATTATTTATATGACACAAGCGCGTCCAGGCAATCATTATATGTTATCTAGATTGAAACCTAACGGACAGTTTATTGACAGGTTACTTGTTAAAAAAGGCGGTCATGGTACACACAACGCGTATAGATATATTAATAACGAGTTGTGGATTTATTCAGCAGTGTTAGACGGTAACGACAATAATAAGTTTGTACGCTTTAAATATAGAACTGGAGAAATAACATATGGCAATGAAATGCAAGATGTCATGCCAAACGTGTTTAACGATAGATACACCTCAGCAATTTATAATCCAGTAGAAAACTTAATGATTTTTAGACGTGAATATAAAGCCTCTGAACAACAAGCTAAGAATGCGTTGAATTTCGTTGAAGTAAGAAGTGCTGATGATATTGATAAAGGTATAGACAAAATACTGTACCAAATGGATATCCCTATGCAATACACATCAGGCACGCAACCCATGCAAGGTATTGCTTATGATGCAGGTATCTTGTATTGGTACACTGGCGATTCAAATCCGGCTAACCCTAATTACTTACAAGGATTCGATATCAAAACGAAAGAATTGTTATTTAAACGTCGTATCGATATTGGCGGTGTGAATAACAACTTTAAAGGAGATTTCCAAGAGGCTGAGGGTCTAGATATGTATTACGATCTAGAAACAGGACGTAAAGCACTTTTAATTGGGGTAACTATTGGACCAGGTAACAACAGACATCACTCAATTTATTCTATCGGCCAAAGAGGTGTTAACCAATTCTTGAAAAACATCGCGCCTCAAGTATCAATGACTGATTCAGGCGGACGTGTTAAACCGTTACCAATACAGAACCCAGCATATCTAAGTGATATTACGGAAGTTGGTCATTACTATATCTATACGCAAGACACACAAAATGCGTTAGATTTCCCGTTACCGAAAGCGTTTAGAGATGCAGGTTGGTTCTTTGATGTACTGCCTGGACACTATAATGGTGCTCTAAGACAAGTACTTACCAGAAACAGCACAGGTAGAAATATGCTTAAATTCGAACGTGTCATTGACATTTTCAATAAGAAAAACAACGGAGCATGGAATTTCTGTCCGCAAAACGCCGGTTATTGGGAACATATCCCTAAGAGTATTACAAAATTATCAGATTTAAAAATCGTTGGTTTAGATTTCTATATCACTACTGAAGAATCAAAACGATTTACTGATTTTCCTAAAGACTTTAAAGGTATTGCAGGTTGGATATTAGAAGTAAAATCGAATACACCAGGTAACACAACACAAGTATTAAGACGTAATAACTTCCCGTCTGCACATCAATTTTTAGTTAGAAACTTTGGTACTGGTGGCGTTGGTAAATGGAGTTTATTCGAAGGAAAGGTGGTTGAATAATGATAGTAGATAATTTTTCGAAAGACGATAACTTAATCGAGTTACAAACAACATCACAATATAATCCAATTATTGACACAAACATCAGTTTCTATGAATCAGATAGAGGAACTGGTGTTTTAAATTTTGCAGTAACTAAGAATAACAGACCGTTATCTATAAGTTCTGAACATGTTAAAACATCTATCGTGTTAAAAACCGATGATTATAACGTAGATAGAGGCGCTTATATTTCAGACGAATTAACGATAGTAGACGCAATTAATGGGCGTTTGCAGTATGTGATACCGAATGAATTTTTAAAACATTCAGGCAAGGTGCATGCTCAGGCATTCTTTACACAAAACGGGAGTAATAATGTTGTTGTTGAACGTCAATTTAGCTTCAATATTGAAAATGATTTAGTTAGTGGGTTTGATGGTATAACAAAGCTTGTTTATATCAAATCTATTCAAGATACTATCGAAGCAGTCGGTAAAGACTTTAACCAATTAAAGCAAAATATGGCTGATACACAAACGTTAATAGCAAAAGTGAATGATAGTGCGACAAAAGGCATTCAACAAATCGAAATCAAGCAAAACGAAGCTATACAAGCTATTACTGCGACGCAAACTAGTGCAACACAAGCTGTTACAGCTGAAGTCGATAAAATAGTTGAAAAAGAGCAAGCGATTTTTGAACGTGTTAACGAAGTTGAACAACAAATCAATGGCGCTGACCTTGTTAAAGGTAATTCAACAACAAATTGGCAAAAGTCTAAACTTACAGATGATTACGGTAAAGCAATTGAATCGTATGAGCAGTCCATAGATAGCGTTTTAAGCGCAGTTAACACATCTAGGATTATTCATATTACTAATGCAACAGATGCGCCAGAAAAGACGGATATAGGCACGTTAGAGAAGCCTGGACAAGATGGTGTTGATGACGGTTCTTCGTTCGATGAATCAACTTATACATCAAGCAAATCTGGTGTGTTAGTTGTTTATGTTGTTGATAATAATACTGCTCGTGCAACATGGTACCCAGACGATTCAAACGATGAGTACACAAAATACAAAATCTACGGCACATGGTACCCGTTTTATAAAAAGAATGATGGAAACTTAACTAAGCAATTTGTTGAAGAAACGTCTAACAACGCTTTAAATCAAGCTAAGCAGTATGTAGATGATAAATTCGGAACAACGAGCTGGCAACAACATAAGATGACAGAGGCGAATGGTCAATCAATTCAAGTTAACTTAAATAATGCGCAAGGCGATTTGGGATATTTAACTGCTGGTAATTACTATGCAACAAGAGTGCCGGATTTACCAGGTAGTGTTGAAAGTTATGAGGGTTATTTATCGGTATTCGTTAAAGACGATACAAACAAGCTATTTAACTTCACGCCTTATAACTCTAAAAAGATTTACACACGATCAATCACAAACGGCAGACTTGAGCAACAGTGGACAGTTCCTAATGAACATAAGTCAACGGTATTGTTCGACGGTGGAGCAAATGGTGTAGGTACAACAATCAATCTAACCGAACCATACACAAACTATTCTATTTTATTAGTAAGTGGAACTTATCCAGGTGGCGTTATTGAGGGATTCGGACTAACCACATTACCTAATGCAATTCAATTAAGTAAAGCGAATGTAGTTGACTCAGACGGTAACGGTGGCGGTATTTATGAGTGTTTACTATCCAAAACAAGTAGCACTACTTTAAGAATCGATAACGATGTGTACTTTGATTTAGGTAAAACATCAGGTTCTGGAGCGAATGCCAACAAAGTTACTATAACTAAAATTATGGGGTGGAAATAATGAAAATCACAGTGAACGATAAAAACGAAGTTATCGGATACGTTAATACTGGCGGTTTACGCAATAGTTTAGATGTAGACGATAACAATGTGCCTATAAAATTCAAAGAAGAGTTCGAACCTAGAAAGTTCGTTTTCACTAACGGCGAAATTAAATACAATAGCAATTTCGAAAAAGAAGACGTACCGAATGCATCAAACCAACAAAGTGCGTCAGATTTAAGTGATGAGGAACTTCGCGGAATGGTTGCGAGTATGCAAATGCAGATGACGCAAGTGAACATGTTGACAATGCAATTGACGCAACAAAACGCTATGTTAACACAACAGTTGACCGAACTGAAAACTAACAAAACAAATACTGAGGGGGACGTTTAAATGATGAAGATGATTTATCCAACTTTTAAAGACATTAAAACTTTTTATGTGTGGGGTTGCTATAAAAATGAGCAAATTAAGTGGTACGTAGACATGGGTGTAATCGACAAAGAAGAATATGCATTGATCACTGGTGAAAAATATCCAGAGGCAAAAGATGAAAAGTCACAGGTGTAATGCTTGAGGCTTTTTAATTTAACACAAAGTAGGTGGCGTAATGTTTGGATTTACCAAACGGCACGAACATGAATGGCGAATTAGAAGATTAGAAGAGAATGATAAAACAATGCTTAGCACTCTCAATGAGATTAAATTAGGTCAAAAAACTCAAGAGCAAGTTAACATTAAATTAGATAAAACTTTAGATGCTATCCAGAGGGAAAGACAGATAGACGAAAAAAATAAGAAAGAAAACGACAAAAATATACGCGATATGAAAATGTGGATTCTCGGTTTGATAGGGACTATCTTCAGTACGATTGTCATAGCTTTACTAAGAACTATTTTTGGTATTTAAAGGAGGTGATTACCATGCTTAAAGGGATTTTAGGATATAGCTTCTGGGCGTGCTTCTGGTTTGGTAAATGTAAATAACAGTTAAGAGTCAGTGCTTCGGCACTGGCTTTTTATTTTGATTGAAATGAGGTGCATACATGGGATTACCTAATCCGAAAAATAGAAAGCCCACAGCTAGTGAAGTGGTTGAATGGGCGTTATATATCGCTAAAAACAAAATAGCTATTGATGTACCTGGTTCTGGAATGGGAGCACAATGCTGGGATTTACCTAATTATTTACTCGATAAATATTGGGGATTTAGAACATGGGGAAATGCTGATGCTATGGCTCAGAAATCTAATTATAGAGGTAGAGATTTCAAGATAATTAGAAATACAAAAGACTTTGTACCACAACCAGGCGACTGGGGTGTTTGGACTGGTGGTTCGGCAGGTCATGTGAACATTGTAGTAGGGCCATGCACAAAAGACTATTGGTATGGTGTGGATCAAAACTGGTATACAAATAATGCAACAGGAAGTCCGCCGTATAAAATCAAACATTCTTATCATGATGGACCAGGTGGAGGAGTTAAATATTTTGTTAGACCACCATATCATCCGGAGAAATCTACGCCGGCACCTAAACCAGAAGATGATAGTGATGATAACGAAAAAAATAATAAAAAAGTTCCAATTTGGAAAGATGTAACAACTATAAAGTACACTATTTCTAGCCAAGAGGTTAATTATCCAGAATATATTTATCACTTTATAGTAGAAGGTAATCGACGACTCGAAAAACCTAAAGGAATAATGATTAGAAACGCACAAACGATGAGCTCGGTAGAAAGTTTATATAACAGTAGGAAGAAATACAAACAGGATGTAGAATATCCCCACTTTTATGTTGACAGACATAATATTTGGGCACCTAGAAGAGCTGTATTTGAAGTTCCTAATGAACCTGATTATATAGTTATAGACGTATGTGAAGATTATAGTGCGAGTAAAAATGAATTTATTTTTAATGAGATTCACGCAATGGTTGTAGCTGTAGATATGATGGCCAAATATGAGATACCTCTAAGTGTTGAAAATTTAAAAGTAGACGACAGCATTTGGCGTTCGATGTTGGAACATGTTAATTGGAATATGATTGACAACGGTGTTCCCCCTAAAGATAAATACGAAGCATTAGAAAAGGCATTACTTAATATATTTAAAAACAGAGAAAAATTATTAAATTCTATAACTAAACCAACAGTAACAAAATCTAGAATAAAAGTTATGGTAGATAATAAAAACGCTGATATAGCGAATGTAAGAGACTCATCACCAACAGCTAATAATGGCTCGGCATCTAAACAACCGCAGATCATAACAGAAACGAGTCCTTATACATTCAAACAAGCACTGGATAAACAAATGGCAAGAGGTAACCCGAAAAAATCTAATGCTTGGGGTTGGGCTAACGCTACACGAGCACAAACGAGTTCAGCAATGAATGTTAAACGAATATGGGAAAGTAACACGCAGTGCTACCAAATGCTTAATTTAGGCAAGTATCAAGGCGTTTCAGTTAGTTCGCTTAATAAGATACTTAAAGGTAAGGGGACATTGAATAATCAAGGTAAAGCGTTCGCAGAAGCTTGTAAAAAGCACAACATTAATGAAATTTATTTAATCGCGCATGCTTTCTTAGAAAGTGGATATGGAACAAGTAACTTCGCTAACGGAAAAGATGGAGTATACAACTACTTCGGCATTGGCGCTTACGACAACAATCCTAACTACGCAATGACGTTTGCAAGGAATAAAGGTTGGACATCTCCAGCAAAAGCAATCATGGGCGGTGCTAGCTTCGTAAGAAAGGATTACATCAACAAAGGGCAGAATACACTGTACAGAATCAGATGGAATCCTAAGAATCCAGCTACGCACCAATACGCTACTGCTATAGAGTGGTGCCAACATCAAGCTAGTACAATCGCTAAGCTATATAAACAAATCGGCTTAAAAGGTATCTACTTTATAAGAGATAAATATAAATAAAGAGGTGTGTAAATGTACAAAATAAAAGATGTTGAAACGAGAATAAAAAATGATGGTGTTGACTTAGGTGACATTGGCTGTCGATTTTACACTGAAGATGAAAATACAGCATCTATAAGAATAGGTATCAATGACAAACAAGGTCGTATCGATCTAAAAGCACATGGCTTAACACCTAGATTGCATTTGTTTATGGAAGATGGCTCTATATTCAAAAATGAGCCCCTTATTATCGACGATGTTGTAAAAGGGTTCCTTACCTACAAGATACCTAAAAAGGTTATCAAACACGCTGGTTATGTACGTTGTAAGCTGTTTTTAGAGAAAGAAGAAGAAAAAATACATGTTGCGAACTTTTCTTTCAATATCGTTGATAGTGGTATTGAATCTGCTGTAGCAAAAGAAATCGATGTTAAATTGGTAGATGATGCTATTACGAGAATCTTAAAAGATAACGCGACAGATTTATTGAGCAAAGACTTTAAAGAGAAAATAGATAAAGATGTCATTTCTTACATCGAAAAGAATGAAAGTAGATTTAAAGGTGCGAAAGGTGATAAAGGCGAACCGGGGCAACCTGGTGCAAAAGGTGAAGCAGGTAAAAAAGGAGAACAAGGCGCACCCGGTAAAAACGGTACTGTAGTATCAATCAATCCTGACACTAAAATGTGGCAAATTGATGGTAAAGATACAGATATCAAAGCAGAACCTGAGTTATTGGACAAAATCAATATCGCAAATGTTGAAGGGTTAGAAGATAAATTGCAAGAAGTTGAAAAAATCAAAGATACAACTCTCAACGACTCTAAAACGTATACGGATACAAAAATTGCTGAACTACTTGATAGCGCGCCTGAATCTATGAACACATTAAGAGAATTAGCAGAAGCAATACAAAACAACTCTATTTCAGAAAGTGTATTGCAACAGATTGGCTCAAAAGTTAGTACAGAAGATTTTGAGGTATTCAAGCAATCATTAAACAGTTTGTATGCAGATAAAAATCATAGTCATACAATCAAACAGATTGAAGGATTAGAAAATGCTTTATCAAAAAAATCAGACATAAATCACAGTCATGATGAACGTTATCTTTTATCATCAAATGCTTTTACAAAAGAGGAAGCAGATAAACTTTATCAACCTATCGGTTCTTCGCAGCCGTCACTGAATATTTGGACAGGCAGTGAAACAGAATATAATTATTTGTATCAAAAAGACCCTAATACACTTTACTTAATTAAGGGGTGATTTTATGGAAGGTAATTTTAAAAATGTAAAGAAGCTTATTTACGAAGGCGAAGAATATACAAAAGTATATGCTGGAAATATCCAAGTATGGAAAAAGCCTTCATCTTTTGTAATAAAACCCTTACCTAAAAATAAATATCCGGATAGCATAGAAGAATCAACAGCAAAATGGACAATAAACGGAGTTGAACCTAATAAAAGTTATCAGGTGACAATAGAAAATGTACGTAGCGGTATAATGAGGGTTTCGCAAACTAATTTAGGTTCAAGTGATTTAGGAATATCAGGAGTCAATAGCGGAGTTGCAAGTAAAAATATCAACTTTAGTAATCCTTCAGGGATGTTGTATGTCACTATAAGTGATGTTTATTCAGGATCTCCAACATTGACCATTGAATAATTTTAAACGACTAATTTTTTAGTCGTTTTTTATTTTGGAAAAAAGGAGCAAACAAATGGATGCAAAAGTAATAACAAGATACATCGTATTGATCTTAGCATTAGTAAATCAATTCTTAGCGAACAAAGGTATTAGCCCGATTCCAGTAGACGATGAGACTATATCATCAATAATACTTACTGTTGTTGCTTTATATACTACGTATAAAGACAATCCAACATCTCAAGAAGGTAAATGGGCAAATCAAAAGCTAAAGAAATATAAAGCTGAAAACAAGTATAGAAAAGCAACAGGGCAAGCGCCAATTAAAGAAGTAATGACACCTACGAATATGAACGACACAAATGATTTAGGGTAGGTGTTGACCAATGTTGATAACAAAAAACCAAGCAGAAAAATGGTTTGATAATTCATTAGGGAAGCAGTTCAATCCTGATTTGTTTTATGGATTTCAGTGTTACGATTACGCAAATATGTTTTTTATGATAGCAACAGGCGAAAGGTTACAAGGTTTATACGCTTATAATATTCCATTTGATAATAAAGCAAGGATTGAAAAATACGGGCAAATAATTAAAAACTATGATAGCTTTTTACCGCAAAAGTTGGATATTGTCGTTTTCCCGTCAAAGTATGGTGGCGGAGCTGGACATGTTGAAATTGTTGAGAGCGCAAATTTAAACACTTTCACATCATATGGGCAAAATTGGAATGGTAAAGGTTGGACAAATGGCGTTGCGCAACCTGGTTGGGGTCCTGAAACTGTTACAAGACATGTTCATTATTACGATGACCCAATGTATTTTATTAGATTAAATTTCCCAGATAAAGTAAGTGTTGGAGATAAAGCTAAAAACGTTATTAAGCAAGCAACTGCCAAAAAGCAAGCAGTAATTAAACCTAAAAAAATTATGCTTGTAGCCGGTCATGGTTATAACGATCCTGGAGCAGTAGGAAACGGAACAAACGAACGCGATTTTATCCGTAAATATATAACGCCAAATATCGCTAAGTATTTAAGACATGCAGGTCATGAAGTTGCATTATATGGTGGCTCAAGTCAATCACAAGACATGTATCAAGATACTGCATACGGTGTTAATGTAGGAAATAATAAAGATTATGGATTATATTGGGTTAAATCACAGGGGTATGACATTGTTCTAGAGATTCATTTAGACGCAGCAGGAGAAAATGCAAGTGGTGGGCATGTTATTATCTCAAGTCAATTCAATGCGGATACTATTGATAAAAGTATACAAGATGTTATTAAAAATAACTTAGGACAAATAAGAGGTGTAACACCTCGTAATGATTTACTGAACGTTAATGTATCAGCAGAAATAAATATCAATTATCGTTTATCTGAATTAGGTTTTATTACTAATAAAAAAGATATGGATTGGATTAAGAAGAATTATGACTTGTATTCTAAATTAATAGCTGGTGCAATTCATGGTAAGCCTATAGGTGGTTTGGTAGCTGGTAATGTTAAAACATCAGCTAAAAACCAAAAAAATCCACCAGTGCCAGCAGGTTATACACTTGATAAGAATAATGTGCCTTATAAAAAAGAGGCTGGTAATTACACAGTTGCCAATGTTAAAGGTAATAACGTAAGGGACGGCTATTCAACTAATTCAAGAATTACAGGTGTATTACCTAATAACGCAACAATCAAATATGACGGCGCATATTGCATCAATGGGTATAGATGGATTACTTATATTGCTAATAGTGGACAACGTCGCTATATTGCGACAGGAGAGGTAGATAAAGCAGGTAATAGGATAAGTAGTTTTGGTAAGTTTAGCACGATTTAGTATTTACTTAGAATAAAAATTTTGCTACATTAATTATAGGGAATCTTACAGTTATTAAATAACTATTTGGATGGATGTTAATATTCCTATACACTTTTTAACATTACTCTCAAGATTTAAATGTTGATAACAGGCAGGTACTTCGGTACTTGCCTATTTTTTTATGCAAAAAAACGAAAAAAGTTTATAAAAAGTATTGCATATCACGTTTAACCGTGTTATAATAAGGTATGCCAGTTGAGAGGAGGATAAAAAGTGTTAGAAAATTTTAAAACTATAGCAGAAATCGCCTTTTATACAATGTCAGCAATTGCCATAGCGAAAACATTGAAAAAAGACGATAAGTAAGTAGACAAGCCCGAAAGGGCTGTCTATATATAAATTCTAACACTAAAATACTATGAAAACAATTTACATTATTTTAATCATTCTTATTTGGATAAACGTGTTTTTAGGCAACGATATAAGTAAAAGTGTTGTTGCACTGCTTACTACTTTACTGCTTATCAATTTATGGAAGAGGGATAAAAATGACAGCAATAAAAGAAATAATTGAATCAATAGAAAAGTTATTCGAAAAAGAAACGGGATATAAAATTGCTAAAAATTCCGGATTACCATATCAAACTGTGCAAGATTTAAGGAATGGAAAAACATCTTTATCAGATGCCAGATTCAGAACGATAATAAAGTTATACGAGTATCAAAGATCACTTGAAAACAAAGAAGATAAATAGAGGAGCTAAAAAATATGTTTGTTACAAAAGAAGAATTTAAAAATTTGAATGTAAAAGAAGTATTTGAATCAGGAAAAAACTTTATAAAAATCACAGATGGAAGACATGCAATATATTGGGTAAACGATAGATACGTAGTACTTGACCATAAAAAAGGCGATTTGTACCCGCAAAAAGCATACCCAAAATATATCGAAAGAAAATTAGTAAGTTAA